CCCACGCCTCGGCCGGACATCGACCCGGAAATTGCGAAGCTGAAAGACACGCTGCCAAAGTTCTACGACCTGAACAACGGCAAGTATGCGGTGACGGTGAGCGTGGGCAAGGCGACGGCGACGAAGCGCGAAGAGGGCGCCGCGGCGCTTGGCGAGTTGATTCCGCATCTGCCGCCGCCGATGGCCGCGGTGCTCACGCCGGAATACATCGAGCAGTTATCGATGCCGAACGCGCACAAGATGGCCGAGATTGCGCGCAACGCGCTGCCGCCGGAACTGCGGGCGGCGACGGACCAGAACGGGCAGCAGGGCCAGATCCCGCCGCAGGTGATGGCGCAAGTGCAGCAGATGCAGCAGCAGCTGCAACAGGCCCAGCAGATCATCCAGACGAAGCAGGTCGAGCAGCAGGGCAGTCTGCAGGAAGCGCAAATCAAGGCGCAGTCGGACCAGGCGATTGCGGCGCACAAGGCGGACACGGATGCTGACCGTGAACTGGCGCTGCAGGTGATGAAGAACGCGGCGACGATTGCGGTGGCGCACATCAATGCCAGCACGAAGGGTGTCAGCGTGATGGCGCACGCACAGGAAGAGGCGCAGGCACTCGGACACGAACAGACGCAGAACGCCTTCGACCGCACGCACGACGTGAACATGGCGCAGTTGGGGCACCAGCAGACACTCGAGCAAGGGCAGCAGCAGGGACAACAGGCCCAGCAGCAGCAGCAGGCGCAGGCTGGCGCTGCGCAACAGCAGCAGCAGAGTGACCAGCAGCATCAGGCCGAGATGGCCCAGCAAGCGCAAGAGGCCGCGCAGCAGAACCCGAACGGGGGCGGTGCGTAGTGCCCGTTCAGCAGTCGCCGTGGCGCAGCGCGATTGACCCGTCAGGGGCAAGCGTGTTCGACCTGCCGGGGCAGGGGTTACTGCGCAAGGTGGTGGGGCTGCTCGGGCTCGATGACCCGAATAATCTGCTCGCGATTGGCACGCCGATGGAGACGGGCGCGTCGACGGGCGGATTGCTCGATGCGGTGGCGCAGAAGTTCCCGCGGTTCGCCAATGCCATCAAGGCCTATCACGGCAGTCCGCATGATTTCAAGCCTGAGCCTGATGCGCCACTTGGGCGGTTCAAGACGAGCGCGATTGGCACCGGAGAAGGGGCGCAAGCCTACGGGCACGGGCTGTATTTCGCAGAGAATCCGCGTGTCGCTGAAGAATACCGCACCAGTCTCGCCGGTCAGCCCGAACTCAAGAATCTCAAACTCGGTGCATTGAACGTGGGGCAGCACAACGGGTTTGACTATTCGCCTCGCGGCAATTCAATTTACGAGAAGGTGCGCGCGTCACTCGCTGAAGATTTATTGATCGATCAGGTCGGACTGACAGGCGTGCCACCAGAGAAACTGCAGACGCATGTGCTGCAACGTCTTGACGAGAAGATTGCCGACTACACGAAGGAATGGCCGCAAGCGGTGGATGCTGCGAAGCAACTACGCGCGGACCTGTCAAAGCCTCGGGCTGTCGCGCTGACGTATGGCGAGCGGCCAGGCAAGACGTATGAGGTGGGCATCAACGCGCATCCCGATCAGTTCCTCGACTGGGATAAGCCGCTGAGTCAGCAGCATCCAGACGTGCAAGCCGCATTACGGAAGATCGGCGTCTCGCCTGACCCTGATGCGTGGCAGTGGAAACCCCATCAAATCACGGCCGATGATGTCGCACGACGCACGGTGCCAAGTGCCAGCGAAGGCGATTGGATCGTGGCGCAGAAGGATGCAACAGGGAAGATTCAGGCGACGGGAGGGATCTCGCATTCATCGTTGCGATCAGCGGAAGAAAACGCCTATAAGCGCAATCAATTGAATGCGCTGGCACCGAATGACAAGGGTGAGGCGCTCTACCGCGATCTTCAAAGCAAACTCGGCACGCGAGAAGGCGCCTCGATGGCGCTGCGTGACGCGGGCATTCCCGGCATCAAGTATCTCGATGAAGGCTCCCGCAGTCTTGGGCAAGTGCAACAGATGGGTGATAAAGGCAACTGGTTTATCAAAGGTTCAATGACGCCCTACCCAACGGCGCAAGCTGCACATGCTGCGCTTGATGCATCAGGTCAAGTGTCGCGCAATTTCGTCGTGTTCGATGAGAAGACCGTCGACATCCTGCGCAAGTATGGCGTGCTGCCGCCCCTCGCGGGCGCCGCGCTCGCGAATCAATCTCAGAAGGAGTAAGTGGCTACCATTGCCGAACGATTTTACGCTTCACCAGACGCTGGGATCAGCGAGAGGGACATTCGTCACGATGGCGAAGTGACCCCAGCGAGGGCCGAGAGCCGACGCGCGACCGATGCGTCCAAACTCACGTTCCCTCTGCAATTGGTGCTCGTGATCATTACGGGCATTATCGCCACGACGGGCGCCTTCTGGGTGGCGACCTCGCAGCTGCGCACAGACATGGCCGTCGTGCGGCAATTGCAGCTGGATCAGGTGAAGCTGGACGAGATGAAGGGCAAGCTCGAAGAGGCGAATCGCAACCTCCTGCAACAGAGCCTCGACCAAGTGAAGAGTGACGTGAACGCCGTGCGCGGCCAGGTGCAGCTGGCGAACATCGAAATCGGCAACGTCCGGCGTGAAATGAACGAGAGGAAGAAATGAGCAATGGCGCGGAGTGTTGTGCGTTGATGATCTGCTGCCCGCCGGAAGCGCAGCGAGCCGCGCTGGTCAAAATCTTCTGCAAGGAAGGCTGCGACGACGCGAGTGCGGCGATTGCGGCCGATGCGATTCAGCGGCGCTTTGCGCTGGCGCCGAAATCGTTCGCCGACGTGCTGCTGGAAATCGTGCATATGGCCAAGGCGCACGCCACGGAGGCTCCATGAAAGAGTTCTGGCCAGAACCCATCACTCTGGACGAACAGTATCTCGGCCATCTGCGCGAAGCGGCGTTTGATTGGGGCGTGGACACGATGAACACGGACCAGCCTGCCGTGCGACGTGCGGCGATCTGGATGAGCCGAAATGTGGTCACGCTGATCGATGAAGTGCGACGACTGCGCGCTATTTCAGCACAGGAGCATCCATGATTGCGCTGATTGTGTTTCTGATTCTCGTCGGCGTCGGGTTGTATCTGATCGAGCAGATTCCAATGGACCCGGCGATCAAGACCATCATTCGCGTGGTGGTGATTCTGTGCGTGGTGCTGTATCTCGTCAGCGCCTTCGGGCTGCTCGACATTCCCATTCCGCGGCTCGGAGCGCGCCGATGATCTGCATCAAGCGCGATGTGACGGACCCTGCCGCGTCACCGCTGCTGATGGCGCAGGCGTTTCAGACCAACGCCGATGGCTCGACCTCGATTCGGATGCCCGATGGCACGTTCGCCTATCAGGAGCCGAATCAGTATGGCGTGTTCCATTTCACGTCGGACCCGATAGGCGCTTATCAGCGCTGCAAGGTGCAGGGGCAACTAGTGGCGTTCTGGACGCGCCCGCAGGATGCGCCGTTTGCGTATTCGTGGGTGGAGTTGCCGAATTGAATATTGCGCTATTTGGTGGGCACGGCTCGAGTCGGGCACCGGTAGCGCCACGGGTGTATCGCGGCGACATGGGCGTGTTCATCAACGGGGCGCCCGATGTCGGCGCCGGCGGCGATCAGAATCTCGTGCTGTCGTTCATGTATCCGCGCTATCCCGATGATTTCCGTGCGGTGATTCGCGCTGTGTGGCAGCATCGCCAATCGCTGGATGTGCTGCTGTCCTGGCAGGACGATGCCGCCTATGGCATCAGGCTCGATGCCTGCATCGCCATTCGGCAGGAGCTCTGTGCGGAAGGCTTCCGTCCCTGCGAGTGGATGGCGTCGAAGGTCTACATGCCGCGGGACGATGCGGTCGGCACGCTCGCCATCATGGAGCCGACGCTAGCCGCCTTCCTCGCCGCGGATTGCATCTCGCGCTACTGCGTCGGCGGTGAACTCGACCTCTGGAACACCTACGATTCGCTGCAAGCGATCACGGATGCCATGGCGCCGCGCGTCAATGCTATCGGCCGCACGCTGTCGGTGCATTTCTCCACGAACCGCGCCGATTGGCGACCGGACCATCCGGGCAGCACCTTCGCGGAGTATTGGAATCCCAACGTCGGTAAGCTCGAGGGACTGTGGTTCCAAGCCGACTCCGAGGCCAGTGATGCGAATCTGCAGGCCGAGATGATTCCGATTCTCGAGCGTTTCGCCGGCAACGCGGGCTGTTCGCCAGATTCAGGCTTCGGGCATCCGTTCGATTGTCACGCGGTGGAGATTTCACTACAAGCGATGTTCGACGGCAACATGGGCCAGGCCGAATGCGACCGGCGCGGGAGTGTGCTGCTCGCTACGCCACCGCAGGGTGGGCCGGCGGGCCTTGTCAACGTGATGGGATCAGGGAACGGGCAACTCTGATGAGAACCTTCTGGCAAACGGAACCGACGCTGATTCTGGCGATGATTCAGGCGGGGCTCGCGCTCGGGATGGGCTTCGGGCTGCACATCACGGCGCAACAGATGGCGCTGATTCTCACCTTCACGGGCACCGTACTGGCGGTGGTGAATCGCGCCGTCGTCACCGCGCCGGCCGCCTTGCAAGCGATGTCGCCCAAGACGCTCGAAACGGCCCAAGACACCACGAAACCCGTCGCAGATGTTGTAAAGAAACTGCCATGAAACGAATCAGTGTGGCGCTCCTCTTACTCTCGCTCTCGGCGTGTCATCTCGCGCATCCGCTGACGCAGGCGCAAGTGGTGAGCATCATCACCGATGCCGGTTTTGGGATCGGTGTGGGCTGCGGCGCCGGCTGGCTCGAGCCTGACCTCTGCGTCATTGCGAAGCGCATCCTCGATGATGCGCGTGCCGCCGCGGAGAACGCCCAGAACGGCTGGCAGGCAGCGGCGAAGGCGGCGCTCGTCACCGATGAATCGCAACTGCCGCCCGATAGCAAACTGCGGCCGTATTTTGATGCTGCCATTGTGCTGCTCTGAGGCTTTATGAAACAGGCTATCGCGATTACGGTGCTTGGTCTTCTGTCGATGGCGCTGGCCACGGCCGGTTCCGAGATGTGCTTTCTGAAGAGCGAGAAACTCGCGGAAGGCAACAAGATTTGCTATTACAGCTGCCCGAGTGGGCCAGCGGCCTTCACGGTGAAAAGCTACGAACTCTGCCCGCTCAACATCAAGAGGTAATCATGCCCGCCAAGTCAAAAGCGCAAGCTCACCTCATGGCTGCCGCCGCTCATGGTGCGAATTTTCCGATGGCGAAAAAGGTTCGTAGTTCGATGAGCTTGAGTCAGTTGAACGATTTCGCGCGTGGCTCGCAGAAAGGGAAGCCGACCCATGTGTCGAAGGCGAGCGGGCATCCACACGCCAACCTCGGAAAGTATCTCCACCCGAAGAAAGGCTGATATGAGTCACACGAAGGCTGACCTCATCGACCAGAAGATCAATCTCATCGCCTATCTGACCAGCAAGATCAAAGCGGCCGATTGGCACGCCGTGCAGGATGCGGCCAGCGACATCCGCGAGATTGATGCGAAACTTGAAGTGCTCGCCGAGCACACGATTACCACGGTGACGACGCCGACCTATCCGCCACCGCCTTCAAATGAGACAGACCGATGGGCGAAGAGGCTCGGCTAATGGACACGCAAGTCGCGGCGCCTGACGCGCACACCATCGTTACCTCGACCGACGACACTGGCCGCACGCTCTCCGGCGTTGGCACCACGACTGATGCGCTCGACGCGGTGATGGAGCGGCACGCGCCGGTCGTCGAAGAGGCGCCAGCCGCCACGGAAGCACCCGCAGCGCCGGCCGCGCCGGCCCAGCCTGTTAAGCAGACGCGCGGCCGTGAACGGTTCTCCGAGCTCGCCCATCAGCGCGACGAAGCCAAGCAGCGGGCCGAGACGCTCGAGCGCGAACTGACGGAATGGAAAGCCAAAGCCTCACAGGCTCCTGCGCCGACGGCCGCGGTTGCTTCGCCGCCCGTGGCGTCTTCCCCGTCGGTCCCGAACGGGGGAGATTCGGGACGCTCCACCACCTCGCCATTGACGCGCCCGCAGCCCTCCGAAGACGAAGTGGGCACGAAATACAAGACCTACGCGGAATTCGTGGTAGACTCCGCGCGTTGGGTAGCTGAACAACAGCCATTTGACATCGACGCCCGCGTCCGACAGAGCATCGAAGCGGATCGGGCCTCTCGTGACTTTCTTGCACACGCCGAAAGCACCTGGGCGAAAGGGCGGAAAGTCTACGCCGACTTCGATGCGCTTCGCACAAGCGGACCAGGCTCACAGGTGCCGATGGATCACGCGAAGATCCAAGCCATTCTGCACCATCCGCAAAGCGAACATGTGCAGTATGCCATCGTCAAAGATGGCGCCCTGGCACAGCGATTGGCCTCGATGGGGCCGATTGAATTCGGATATGCGCTCGCTTCGTTAGTGCCGACTGCAGCCGCCGCTCCGCTGGCCTCGACGGCTCGGCCGGGATCACAGACGCCACCCGCCCCTGTGCAGCCAGTGGGGTCCGGTAGCCCAACGACCGCTCCGTCGATTGTCGATCACGCGCGCAGAGGCGATTACCCCGCCTACAAAGCGCAGCGAACCGCCGACCGGCAGAACCGTCGATAAAGAGTAGGGCCGCCTCATGGCGAATACGTTCATCACCAACGACATCACCACCTTTGAAGCCCTCGACGTGCTCGAGAACACCTGCGACACGATGGTGGGCATCAACAGCGAATACGACGACAGCTTCGAGTTTGGCGGCACGGTCCTCGGCCAGACGCTGAACATCAGAAAGCCACCGCGCTACATCGGCCGTCTCGGCCAGGCGGCGCAGATCGAAGCCATCACCGAGACGTTCGTGCCGCTCACACTGTCGTATCAGCGCGGCATCGACACGCAGGTCAGTTCGCAGAATCTCACTCTCGATATCGACAACTATCGCGACCGTGTGCTGAAGCCGCAGATCGTGCGTCTGGTCAACTTGATCGACCAGGACGTGTGCAACTTGGCGCAGGGGCTCAACAACTTCGTCGGCACGCCTGGCGTGACGCCCTCGACGCTGACCACCTACGGGCTCGCGAAGGTGAAGCTCGACAACAACGCCTGCCCGCCGGAAGATCGCTACGCCTGGATGAACCCGATTGCGGACTTCACGCTGATGGACGCGCTGAAGGGGCTGCTGAATCCGGGCAAGGAAATCGGCGCGCAATACGAGAGCGGCTCGATGACGAAGACGGGCACGCTGGGGATGGACTGGCGCATGGACCAGAACATCTACGTGCAGACGGTCGGCACACTCGGCGCCGCCACGCCCGTCGTCGGCACGGCGCCGGCCAACGGCGCGGTCACGATCAGCACCACCGGCTGGAGCACCTCGACGCTGAACGCCGGCGACAAGTTCTCGTGGGTTTCGACCAGCACACCGGTGAACGCCGTCAATCCGCAGAGCTACCAGAGCACCGGTCAGCCGATGCAGTTCGTGGTCACCGCGACCACCTCAGACAGCGGCGGCACGATGGTGATTCCCTTCGCGCCGGCCATCTACGGTCCCGGCACGCAGCTGCAGAACGTGACCAACCTGCCGGCCGTCAGCACCGCGCTCTACGTCTACGACACGCCGGCGGCGAACTTCTCGCTCATCAC